GGCCCCTTGAGGGGACCCACCGTGCTAATGCGCTAGCCGGTTGACAAGCCGACTACTCTGCTGGTGGACGGAGGTTTCTTTGATCTCCTTAGAGATCTCCGTCATCCAGCTTTACCGGATATCAAAAGATATCCGGTCCTGCTTCAAGGTAAGGTGTGGTATGGCCTACGATTTCGTAGCACGAGGTGCTACTGTAAAAGAGAGGCCCATCGTTTTTGACGCTGGGTCTTTCAATGACAGTTACACCATTGCGGGGGTTTATAACCCTCACATCGTGCCTTACTCAATTGTAGGGAGGCAGTTTACTGCCTCGAAAGATCATCACATTGAGTGGAAGCTGAGAAATCAGCTTTTGCGCGAAAAGCGCTACGTTGGCAAACCTGGTAAACCACGTTTCCCTATAGGGAACATGGTGACCGGGTCTGCTAGACAACGTATTCTCAATTTGGATATCGGAGGATCCTTTTGGTCCACGAAGAATTCATACTACAACTCGCATAAGCGAGTGTATGGGTATGGACTCTCAGCGGGGCCAACGGGAAACTACTATTGGGGGCCTGCTTGTGCCTTCAGTAGTTCGGCAGCGATGTCTGGCATTATATGGCCTAGCGTCCCTTCTTACGAAGTGCAGCAATTAAATGCACTCGCAATGGGGGGCGCCGCCATAGCCGACACCGTACCGACCGCTCCAGTGACGTCGCTCGCCAACTTTCTTGGTGAGATCATTCGTGACGGGATTCCCGACATGATTGGTCGCACAATTCGTAGGGAAGGATTTTCTCTTGACTCATTGAGTAAAGAGTACCTGAACTACGAGTTTGGTTGGAAACCTTTGGTTTCCGACCTCACGAAGTTGGCAAAGATCATTCTTAAGTCGAGAGACTTGATTGATCAATACGAGCGAGATTCGGGACGTAATATATCCCGACGTCGCATCTTTCCCACACAGCGCTCTGTAAGCGTTAGTACAGTTTCTGGGGTACCTATGTCCCCAGGTTTACGAACTGGTACTTTTGCTTTAGGCGCGAACACAGGGCTTCAAACTAAGACCCGTGAATCCATCACGGAGTACTGGTTTTCCGCAACATACAGCTACTTTTTGAATTTCGGAGACGATAAGTTTTCGAAATTTCAAAGAGCTGTCTCAATAGCTGAAAAGCTATTGGGCTTCGAGATTACTCCCGAAGTGGTGTGGAACTTGACGCCCTGGACCTGGCTCACCGATTGGTTTGTAAACATTGGTGATGTATTTACCAATGCCTCTGCATTCCTTAAGGATGGGTTAATTATGCGGCGTGGATATCTTATGTGCGAAAATAGCACAGTAGATACCTACACTCTTCAAGGAATCGCCTTTAAAAGCGGTTCTCTGGGGACGCTAACTCAGTCATTTGGTACTCATTCCAAACTGAGACAGCGCGCATACCCTTGGGGCTTTGGGCTTAACCTCGACGCTTTCACGCCGAGGCAATGGGCCATTTTGTCCGCTTTGGGAATAACCCGAAGCGGACTCGCCAAGTGACAATACTGTTACTTGGCGTCCTGGCAGTATCGTATGAGGATCCCTTGGAAAAGGATCCGCACGAGATTGTCCAGGAACACCTCGGGGCTAACACATACCAGTGTTATCCCCCAACCTGTTAAGGGAATGCCATGGCTTTCGCCGATCCACAAACCATTACTATCAATGCTGTAGCTCAGACGCTTCCGCGTACGAGCTCTGGCGTCAGTTCAGGCGTCTTCACCAAAGACGACGGGACTGTCAAGGAGACGGTTTCTCATTCCTACGGGAAGAGAACTCGTCACCAATGCCGCATTGACTTCTCGAAGATTGCTCCAAACCCGTTGATCTCGGCCCAGAGTATCCTCTACAGTATGTCAACATACATTGTAGTGGATGTTCCGGTTACCGGGTTCACGATTGCGGAGCAGAAGCAGATTGTAGATGCGCTAACTGCGTATCTCACTGCGTCTTCGGGTTCTAAAGTTACCCAGCTTCTGGGCAACGAGAACTAAGCCTTGTCAGCTTAGAAGAACGGTTTGGCTCATTGAAAGGTGAGTTATCACGTAGCAGTACGTGATTCCGTGAAAGAAACACCATGGCTAGGGACGGATAACCTCTATAAGGAGGGGCCGTGAAAAGCCTGATGTTCCCATTGCAGGATGTCCTCGAAGAACTGGGGACATGGTGTCGCATTAGCACCCTTCGTGATCTTAAAACGATCACGATGCGTGTCGAAAGTGAAGGGTTATCGTTTTTGACGATAACCTTACCGACCTTCGCCTCAGACTTCCAAAAAAGTCTGGACGAAGGTCAGGTAGGCTCTCAACTCTTCCAGGGCTTTCGCCGTGGTAGAGGAGGTCTCCCCTTATTTCTAGGGGGTTTCCTCGGCCTTATTTTCGACCGTGAAGGTGGGCGATTACTCGACGATCCGTCAATCGATGCAATCCATGCTATACGACAGATAACTCTGTTGTTTAGCAAGGTCTTGCTTCCTTGCACCCAGGTTAGGGAGCAGAAAGCGATTGACAAATTTGTCGAGTGTGAGCAGGACCTTCGTGAGTCGGACGCAAGTAGAAGTATCGATGAGAATCGAGATTTCTTACGTATGTCCAACTTGCTTTGGAGCCCTGTCCTGCAAGAAGTTGACGAAGTCATCTTCTATGGACAGATCGTTCCTAAGCACGGGCCTGGTTCCACAGCTGAGAAGCTTCTTGGAAACAAGAAGTATCTTCAGCATGAGTGGACCGAGCGTTTGGAAGGGCCATTCCCTCATGGGGAATTTCTCTTTCCGAATCTGAGGTACTATTCCAGTAACCTCAACCGCACGAAAGTCCTCGAACCCGGGCAGGAGCGACCCGTTAGGGTCGTTACTGTTCCTAAAACGCTGAAAACACCTCGAGTTATTGCCATTGAACCGACCTGCATGCAATATGTGCAGCAAGGGATAATGGAACAACTTGTGGAACGTATCGAACGATTTGACACCGTTCGATTGTTCGTCGGGTTCACTGACCGACTTCCTAACCAGGAGTTGGCTAAGAAGGGATCCTCTACAGGATCCTTAGCTACGCTCGATTTGAGCGAAGCGTCCGACCGTGTTTCCAATCAGCTTGTACGGATTATGACAACCAACTTTCCTCATTTTGCAGAGGCAGTTGATTCTTGTCGTAGCCGGAAGGCTGATGTACCTGGTTATGGCGTTAAACGCCTTGCCAAGTTCGCGTCGATGGGTTCAGCGCTAACGTTCCCTGTGGAATCCATGGTCTTTACGACCTTGGTATTCCTCGGTATTGAACGCGCGCTTAATCGCCGACTGACCTTAAAGGATATAAAATCCTTTGAGGGTCAGGTGCGCATCTACGGTGACGATATTATCGTCCCTGTAGATTATGTGCATTCCGTCGTTGGCCTACTTGAGACTTTTGGGTTTCAAGTCAATGCCAACAAGTCTTTCTGGACTGGAAAGTTCAGAGAGTCTTGTGGAAAGGAGTATTACGATGGGCATGACGTATCAATAGTCAAGCTCAGGCGTAGTATTCCGACCCGACGGACAGCCGCTCGGGAGATTATCTCACTTGTGTCCTTTAGGAACCAGTTATATTACGCTGGCCTTTGGGGCACTTGTAAGACTCTAGACGAGTATCTGAGAAGATTGATTCCCTTCCCAGTCGTTCTAGAAACATCTCCAGTGCTTGGTAGACACTCCTTTCTAGGGTTTGAAACCCAGAAGGTGTGTGCTCGACTTCACCGACCCTTAGTCAAGGGGTTTGTGAAGAGAGCCGTCATCCCTGCGAGCGATCTCAGAGATGATGCTGCTTTGCTTAAGGTGTTCCTCAAGCGCGGCGATGAGCCGTTTGCCGATAGGAAACATCTAGAGCGTGCTGGACGCCCCGATGCCGTCGACATCAAGCTCGGGTGGGCATCCGCAGTTTAATACTGCGGGTGTGTGGGATAATTACCCACATGTGGAGGCG